CGGATTTCTATTAATTATAAGACGAGGCGGCTTTATTTCATTGTAAAGTTCGTTCTTCACAAAAGCTGAACAATCTCCATCCTTCTCGAGGTCAAACCCATTACGAGATATTTTCTCATAACAATCAACATACCTCTTACGGAGTTTACCTTTCTTACCATCAATGAATTCTTTCAATTTTGTAGGTCCTGAATAATGTGGTTTCAATTTACATGCTAAGTCGTCGAGAATCTTTTCGACAATCTCTGTGACATAAGTTGTATTATTATCCATTTTCTTAAGATACCTATTCCTTAATCCAACGTATTCGTTGTGAGCACAATTAGACATGATGTACCTGTCTTCTTGCAGAATTCTAGGAATTTTATAAATCTTTTCATAGGCCTTAGAGCTACAGAACTGTCCAGATATTCGGATTAATTCAGGTAACTTCCAAGGTGCCATTGGTTCTATCTTCGCGCCCTCAGTGCAAATAGAACATAGTTTGGACGCATCACGTATGTTCTTTAGAGGTAGGGGAGTTTCTAGTTTAAATATTTGGGATAACAACCTAATTTACCTAGAAACCTGGAAAATCTCGAATTAGAATGATAGGCTTTGACTTCCTGCAACAAAAATTCAGTATCTTTCGCATCAGTCACTTTTTGAATGGTGACAAAATAGCGATTTAGCTCCTCCGCCGACAATTTTTGCGCTTGATTGCTAAGCTTAAATCTACCAACATCCCATTTCGCAGCTAACTTAGTCATATGGGCCAACTTAGCTGCTCTATTGGGGTACGTGTCAAACTCTGAACGTCTAAGATAAGCATATAACTCATCTATGACAAGACCGTCGGATACTACTACATAATTAATCTTCGACTGATCTTTTTGTTTAGAGATTGACTCATGATGGTGGTTGAATTTTGCTTTAAAATCGAACAAACCTGGTGTTTTCAGCAACCTATAAAGACCTTTTCTTTTCCGAACAATTGTAGGTATAGCAAGACTAGCTTGTGAACCCACGACCTCTTCAGTGTTGTCTTTAATATTACTAGCCGCTGTTTGAATTGCGGACTCAACAGATTTTATCTCTTTAGCAACCATTTTCTTTTCCAAAACCAAATCAGAATCTACCAGTTTGGGCTTTTCTATTCTAGGTGTTTCCGAAAATATCTCATCTAGTTCACCAGCACTCAAATTGTTGTACATGGCTAAGACTTGATCTTTCAGTTCACACCCACACGCAGTAGGAAATCCATAGTTTCGCTTGCCACAAGGGCAATCATAAACAGTGGACTGCTTACTAGCAAAAAACTTTGCTTCTAATACGTCCCTTGCGGGCAATTTCCCAGTCAAAATTTTAGCTAGATACTGTGTGTTGAATTCTTCTTTTTGCTCCCGAACAGGCGGAATATCCAACTCGACTCTATCCTTTCTGTAGTTTCCAC